GCAGCAGTTGGTTAACCGTTGGCTCTGCACTTGGTCGAAGATTTACAACCAGATGTTTAGTCTGTGCTTGCAATACATGCCGCCAGAAGAGATTCAGCGCATTACAGGTGTTCAGCTCCCAAGCAACATGAGTGACATCGCCAGTGGCTTTGACTTCATTGTGCGGTTCAACATTCAATCGCTTGATAATGACCTTGTTGCGAAGAAACTACAGGCTATTTCTCAGTTCGTTGTGCCACTCGATGCAGGTGGAGTTCTCAACCGTAACAAGCTCATTCAGATGATCATTGAAGCCGTGGCTCCTGAAGCCGCTCGTGACTTGATCATGGACAATTCAAGCGCATCTGAGCAGATGTTCCGTGAAGTTCAGTCTGACATTGGCATGATGATGCTAGGCAATGAGCCGATGTATAAGGAAAACGATCCTACTGCTGAAACTCGTATGCAGTATGTTCAGGACATCATTTCCAAGAATCCAAAGGCACAGATAGCAGCACAGCAAGATCCTGTGTTCCAGACTTTGATGCAGAACTACGTCAAGAACATGCAAATGAGCGTAATGCAGCAGCAGAATGCTCAGATTGGCCGAACTGGTGTAACGCCAGTCGGTGATCAGTTAGCACAGCAACAAATGCAACAACCGCCTCAAATGTAATGGAAGAGATCAAAGTTATTGAAGCTTTCACGCTCAAGATGGGCACTAAAGCGTTCTGGGATGCCCTCTACGCTGTCATTCAGAGTGAACACAACTCTGCACTGTCTAGCCTGTTGGATGTGGTCAATAAAGGCGAGGACAGGGCATACTATGCAGGACAAGTAGCTGCTCTTATCGACTTGCGTGCAATCATTGAGGACTATTCGACACGGTCTGAGACTGAGGTAGAGTTCTCCGACCCTTGACGCTCAAAAAAGTAGGCTTAGGCTTTTCGCGTTCCTGAGTTTCTCAAGCTCTGTTCGTTAGTCTCGACCTCTAGACGGTCATTAAACCTCTTGCATATGCCTACATCACCCGAAACGGTTAGTGAACCGACAAAAACCACGTTGCCAAGCAATTCGTTAGACACTGAAGGTCTGACTTCACTGCTTAGACAGACACTCTTCGCTGACCCAGAAGAGCAGCAAACTCAGGCTGAAACTGAGACAGATACCGAAGAAGAAGAACCTGAATCTAGCGAGGAAGTCGCAGAGGATGAGACTGATTCAGAGGATTCTGAAACTGAATCTAATGTCGAAGACGATAATGCTGACGAAGCAGAAGAGTCTAAAGCTGACGATGAAGACAAACAGGATAAGAAACTTTCCAAAGGTGTCCAGAAACGAATCGACAAGCTAGTCGCTCAGAAGAAGGAAGCCGAGGCTAAGTTAAATGCTCTCGCTGAAAAGCTTGCAGAGACAGAGTCACAAGCTGCCAATTCCCAAAAGGAAGTGATTGTTAGTGACAAAGGATTAAACCCATACTTCAAGTTGCAAAGCGACACTGATGTTCATGCGGAGATTCGAAACGCTCGACAGGTTAGACGGTGGGCTGAAGAAAATCCTGATGGTGCCGTTGTGGCTGGCAAAGATGGTCAAGAGATTGAATACTCCGCGGAAGACATTCGCAAGATCAAGCTCAACGCGATTGATGCCCTTGAAGAACATTTACCTTCTCAGTTAAACTACATTCAGACGCGAAAGCAGTTTGATGCTGAAGCTGAGAAGACATATCCGTTCTGGAAACAACGCTCAAGCCAAGAATATCAGTATGCTAACGCTTTGATTCGTGAGTTTCCAGAAATCCAAAAGTTCCCTGATTTCAAGCTCTCCATTGGAGATATGATTGAAGGTAAACGGATTCGGGAATCTAAGGTCAAGCCAACATCTGCTATTAAGAAGGCTCCATCAAATCCGAAGCAAACAGCATCTGCACCTATTCAAACTTCTAAGTCACTGAAGTCTCGCTCTACCGAGGAAGCATTCAGGAAAAACCCAAATCAGGATTCACTCAAAGCACTACTTGCTGAGAGGTTCCTGTAACCCAACAAACTCAAGAAAATAAAATATTATGGCTGCTCTATTTGAACGCTCTCAGGTCGGTAAACGCGAAGATCTTGCCGACTACATCACACTTGTTGACGCTAAGGACACTCCGGTGACGTCGATGATCCCTAAAGGTAACAAGCCAGGTAATACCTTGCTTCAGTTCCAAGCTGACAACATGCCCGATGCAGTAACCACTGGTTCTGTTGACGGTGTTGACGTTTCCTCATACGAAAACCTTAACAGTGGACGAGCAGTGCTCACCAACTATGTTCAGGTCTTCCAACGTGCAATCCGTGTTTCTCCTCTTTCGGTGGACGTTTCGATTGTTGCTGGTCTCCGCGATGAACTCGCTGGAATGGTCGCTAAGGGTATTAAAACCCTCAAGCGCGATATGGAAAAAACCATTTGTAGCGACAATGCTGCACAGGTTGACAACGGCACTGATCCATATCTCACCAAAGCTCTTGGTGTATGGATTGCCAATGCTGCTGGCACTGTTGCTCCAATCCCAACTGCCTATCTGACTCCAACCACTAGCATCAACACTACTGCAACAGGTTCGTTCACCGAAACTGACGCCCAAGGTGTTCTTACCAGCATCTACGGTCAGACTGGTCAGATGAAGACCTATGACACCGTTGTGGGCCCAACCCTGAAACGTGCTTTCAGTAATCTGCTCTACACTGCGACCGCTTCTGGCACGAATGCCTATGCAAGTATACGCACACTTCAGCGTGATGCTTTCAGCGACACGATCAGTTCTAGCGTTGATCTGTTTGAAGGTGATTTCGGTTCACTCCGTCTGCATCCTACTCTGTTCAATGCTAACGCCTTCCGTGGTTATGTCCTCGACATGGATCTTCTGGAATTGCGTTATACTAATCTCCCACAGGTGACAGAGCTTCCTGATGCTGGTGGCGGCCCCGCACGGCTCATAAAAGCCGTGGCCGGACTCGTATGTAAAAATCCTCTAGGTCTTGGGAAATTCTCTGCTTCCTCATAGTAGAATCTCCTATAGTCTAGTGCATGATTGCAACTAGCATCGCGTAACACAATCCTCAGCCATTACTTATGATCGAACAAATCCCAGAAGAACTTCACGGAGCAATGCTCAAAGAGTTCAGGACAGGATGGAACTTTCAGAAGGTAATGGCTGAGGCTCAAACGCAGCAGGTCGGCAAGGTTAATCAAATCAAGGCCAAGTCGATTGACGGCATTGGTCAATTACAGATGCGAATCAATGCAGATTCGTTTCACTATTGGGGTCAACGTTTAGGCTATGACTGCTGGAAGGATGCAGCATTCCGTAAGCGTTACATGGAGAAGAATCCCTATTGCAAAGTCAACAGTGGTGGAACGAAAGAAATTCATGTTGGTTTCTCTGGTTCCTCCTCGACTCGTAACCTAAAGCATCGTAAAGTCTACGCGTGAGAACAACCAACTTTAGCGAAATCCTGTATCGTGCAATTACGTTGTGTGGCATGGATCGTTCAGCGATTCAGGACTCTACGTTTCGCATGATTCGCGACTTCGCAACTCAACGCATTTCTGACATTTGGGAACAGGAACCCTGGCCTGATATTGTTCGCGTTGAAGAGATGTCTGTGACGACTGGGAGTGACTCAGTTGCTTATATCGACATCACAGAAGCTAATGGTGACATTCTGAATGTTTACCAGCTCAATCCTCGCGTAACTGCCAGAGCGGTTAACGTGAGTTATTACCTAGACGACAGCGGTGACTCTTCCCGCATCGTTATGATGAGTTCTATCAATCCAGTATGGGTTGAGTATCGTTTACCACCTCCAACCTTCTTCGGTGAGGCTTACGATGCTAGCTCCAACTATACAGCAGGAGCACAGATCTACTTCGACACTGGGACATTAACAGGAAGCTATCAACCTTCCAAGACTTCAGGTGGATCAGGTAACTTTTACACCTGCCTTTCTGCTGGTAACTCTGGCGAACATCCAGTGAATACACCTGCACGCTGGCAGATGGTGGAGGTGCCTTATTTCACCACTGATTACCTTGTCCGTGCTATCCTTTCGGACTATCTTCGCTCTGAGTCACAGTTTGAGTCTGCTGCACTAGCAGATCAAGAAGCTGATCAGGCTAAAATGATGCAAGTAGACCGTGTTCTTCGCTCTGAAGGGCAGGTTAAAACAATGAGAGTCTTCACTTACTAATATGCAAAATAACGTAAATATCGCAGGAGCAGCAGGAGCTTGCCATGGTGTTGTAGTCGAAACTGGAACAACTGCCGTAACAGGTAAGTTCTATGCTATCCAAGTTCTCACAGATGCCCAATTTTCTCTGCTGACCGAGAACAGCAAATCAGGTGATGACATGACTGGCTTCACTATTCCAGCAGGAACAACGATCATCAATGGTCTTGGTATCACTGCTTTCACGCTGTCTTCTGGACGTGTTCGTGCTTACAAGCTTCCTGCGTAATGATTGCCATCACCCTTTCGCTTAACATTAAGCCTTCAACTGGCATTTCTGGTGTTCCAGCAGAGCCATCGTTCTTATTGTTAGCTAATGGGACTGATTTCTTGTTGCTTGCTGATGGAACTTCTAAACTTTTGCTTAACTAATTATGGCTGACTCAACACTTGGAAACCTAACAGCAGCGACAGCGGCAACAGGTGGTTTATTTTATGGGACTCAATCGGGTAATGACCGTAAATTCACACTTACCGCAGCAGGTGCTTCAGTCATTGAAGCTGCCAATGCTGCTGCACAAATTACCGCTCTAGGCGCAGTGGCATCTGGTGGAGCACTTGGAACACCATCGAGTGGAACACTCACCAACTGCACTGGCTTGCCTTTAAGCACAGGAGTTACTGGAACAATCCCAGCAACTAACCTTGGTTCAGGAACTGCCAGCTCTAGCACTTATTTGCGAGGCAATAGCACTTTTGCAGCATTGCCAGCGACGATTCAATTGGCTTGCTCTGATGAGACAACCTCACTGACTGCTGGCACTGCTAAGGTCACCTTCCGTATGCCTCATGCTATGACACTCACAGGAGTGCGTTCTAGCGTTACAACGGCTCCTACTGGATCAACGCTGATTGTTGACATTAACGAAGGTGGAACATCAATTCTGAGCACTAAGTTAAGCATTGATGCTACTGAGAAGACCAGCACAACCGCAGCAACTCCAGCAGTAATCAGTGACTCTGCTTTGGCCGACGATGCTGAGATCACAATCGACATTGACCAAATCGGAAGCACCATTGCAGGCGCAGGTTTAAAAGTTACGCTTATTGGCACAATAGCATGAGTTTTATTATCAACCCATATAGTTTCGGGTCATCTTCGTTTGATCCGCTTTCACTTAGCCCAGCTTTGTGGCTCAGTGATACTGGGAGTGATGCGTCTGTATGGCCTGATCTATCTGGTAATGGAAGGAATGCCACGCAAGCAACAACTGCTCGACAACCAGCTATCATCACAAATACTCAAAATGGGAGACAAGTGAGACGATTTGATGGTGGTGACGTGCTCTCAGGCTCTAGGATACTCACCACTTCAAACTTTTCATGTTTTATGGTGGTGAAAGCTGCCGCCCAAATTAATAAAGTTTTATTGGCTCAACGCAGCAGTCCAAATGTTAACACAGGAAGATTGGAATTAATTGCAACTGATGAAAACTCTCCAGGAAGCACACATCGAGTGTTTTTCAACAATGGAACTAGCTACAATATCAAAGCCACGACCGTAAGTTTGAATAATACGTTTAGGATGGTTTACACTCAAAACGATCAATCAGGGACGCTGCATTGTAGAGTTGATGGAGGAAGTGCTGAAGGATCAGTCTCCGGTCAAACCCTAACACCAGAAAATGCTCCCTATTCAGTTGGTGCTCTTGTGGATCTAGCGAGAACATTTACAGGTGATATTGCGGAAATACTTGTTTATCCAACTGCTCTGAGCGATTCCAACCGCCAATCTGTTGAGTCTTATTTGCGCGCTAAATGGAGCACACCATAACACACATCTATGTCTAAAATCCTTTACTACACTCCGACACAAACGCTTAGACCATATCCTCGTAACGATGACGAGCCAGTGGTTGGACTAGATCCAGATTACGAGGTTTTTGACATCGTCCAAGATGATAGGCCAACCTACGATCCAGCCACTCAATATCTCACGACTACTGAGACGATTGACACAGTAGCAGAAACGGTAACTTACGGTTATCAGATCAATGATCTGCCACCTCCACCAGACTACAAAATCTGGGCAAACGCTCAAGGCTTTATGGCTGAGTTTACGGATGAGGAGAAGGCTGGTATTGCTCTTAGCACTGATCCGACGGTTGCAGCATTACGTCTTGAGCTTTCCACTTGGTTTTCCGAGGTTTACTCAAATGATGTCCGTGTTGTAACTGGACTGGATAAGCTTGTTGAGCTGGATATCATCACCGAAGCTCGCAAGGAAGAGATTGTTGCGCTGTAAATGAACCCAATGATTGCAATCACCCTGTCAAACTCTGTTTCTGCGTTTCGCAGTGGTGGTTCGTCTTCTCCAAGGCCGGAGATTACACGATTTGACTTCACTGGGTTAACGTATTTGGATTTTGTTACTTTCAGCTCTGCAAAATATGTAACAGCCAGCGATACATCAGGCAATAATCACTATTTCTGGTGGTTTGATGTTGGTGAAAGTGATCCAGGGGTAGATGGAATTGGTCACGCAATTAATTTCTCTCCATTCTTCGAGGTTGCTGACTTTGTTCAATCACTCATCACAGCAGCAGAAGCGACGACATTGTGGACTGGAACTCTTAGCGGAGAAGCTGCAATCCTAACAATGGCAGCAAACGGAGATGTAACCGATGCCACTGCTGGAACTTCGTCTGTCAATGTAACAATCACTCAACAAGGAAGATAACAATGAATGATCACCACTTCACTCCCTTTGTCGGTTCGTTACTTGCTTTTCTGAGCACAGTGGCGAGCATGGCAGAGATTGAACTGTGGTTGAAGCTAGCGTCTCTTGCAGTCGGGACATTAGCAGGAATTCTAGGCTGCATTTCAGCAATCAATAACCTACGCAAATAGTATGAAGAGTTGTCGATACCTCGATCAATGTCTGTAGTGATAATAGCAGGTGGCGGAATGTAAGCGTAGTAGATGCTATTGCGCTTAAAAATCAGGAACTTGTCCTCTTGGAATGGCACAAA